TGGCAAGAGACTTATAGAAATCGAATACTTGTGCTTCTGAAACTGAAGGATTGTCGGCTATTACCTTATTAAAAGCCTTAACTGCCGCATCAATTGCTGCAGTATCATCAGTAAGTGTTTTAAAGAAATGAAATAGAGCTCCGTCTGCGGCACCTACGCCATCTTGAACATACACAGCTCCTTCAATATCAATTTCAGTAAGGAAATGCCCTACCTCAATAGCCATTAAAATAGGCAGTTGCTCAGCAGTAGCAGTAATTCTTAATTTCTTAAGAGCAACTTCAAGCGCTGCGATTGCTACGGCTGATACTAGCTTCATGCGAAATCTTCCCTAAGATTAAATCTTATAGTGTCGTATATTGTTTCTATTTGACCGGAAGCCTTAGTTACTTCAATTTCTCCATAATAAATTCCTGCGTCATGATCTAAGTCACCTGTTGCCCAGTTAACAATAGCAATACCTGCGGCAGGAGATCCAGGATTAACATATAAGGTCTTACTATATAAAACGGTAGTTGCGCCAGAAGCCCTAAAATGCATTTTTACAGTCGCTCCTGTTAAATCGGTAGCAGTGTTTGTATCTTCATCCGTAAAAGTTAGACGTAGCTGCGGACCAGTATCACCTTGAACATAATTAAAAGTTGCTATAGTTGCCATTTGTCCTCCTAGTCAGCAAAGCCTATTGAAGCGACACGAAGATTAACTCTTCTAGTATCGCGCCCTTTAGCGTTAGTAATACCGCGGTTAAATTCGAAACGATGTTGAATTGATAGTTCAGGATTACTCCACTCTTTATTTGGAATTTCTGCAAGTCTAGCAATTGCACCTGATGCAATAGCGCGGCCATGTGCATCATATATAAAGTCTTCTACTCCAGTAGCAGTTAGTTTTGGTTTAAGTACTACTACACCGTTAAATGTATATTTCCCATCTGGAGTTGGGTACAGACGAACACTCTTATCATCGAGAATAGAAACATAAATAGGCGCTCCTTTTACAGCGGAACCATCCTGGTTGATGGGAATGCTAAAATGCCTGTCAGCTACTCGCGTTAAAGGAGACCCATTTACATAGAAAAATAATATACTTTCCAGAAGAGTTCCTGAAGTAACGTCGATTTCGTAGTCTGATGTACCATTACTTGTATAGTCCGAAGCAATAGTAAGACGCCATACTTCGCTTTCAGCACAGAAATCAGCAGCAGCTTCTTTCAAATGCGTTTCAATAACAACCTCAGGACACCCCGGTAGATAAGGTAATACATAAGGATAGAAAGTTGCCCATGTAGTAGTAGCCATTTATACGTCCTCCGTAGGTGCAGTGCCAGCGTCACTGGTAGTTTTATTACCTATGCCTGACATGAAAGTTTGATAATGCGCGCCTGCTCTAGCAGCATTTGCTGCAAATTCAGCGTCTTTAGAAAAAGCTCTATAAAGTATCCAATCAATAATAGCGCTCAAATATGTATCATCCAGCTTAATCATTTCAGTTGTACTGCCCGTAGTAGGGTGTAAGTATGCCTCACTAAGGTCATGTGCTCCAGGTAAATCAGCATAAATTACCTCAAGCTGAGCAGAAGTAGTAGCTGGTGGGTATACAAAAAATTCTTTGGGTTGTCTTACATCGAAAGTATAGTTTTGGATGTTAACTGTACCAGTTTCAGTATGCCAAGAGACGCTTTGGTCATCTAGAACACTTCTATCGATAAGACGGACTACCTTCTTGTTGGAAGTAGCCGCAAGGTTACGTACTACATCGAGTAGACGTAAAGCACTGGCAAAACCAGTGGTTAATACTTGACGAGTTCCAGCAACACAAGTAAAGGTACCGGTTTTAGAACTAACATCAGGTCGTAGTAATGCAATTTGCAGATAAGCTTCGTTAAGCCAATTCTGCAATTCTATGCGTGGCCATCGGACATTTGCATCTTGAGTAACATCTTCGACACGCTTAATAACGTCAATAACTTTTATTGCCACAATTCACTCCATGCATGGTTATGTAAAGGAGAGGGTTTCCCCCCTCCTCAGTTAACTAACTAGTATCTCCTTACGGAGTACCAATTAATGCAGTGACAATCGCGGTATCTTTAACAACCTTACGACCATAAACAGAAAGTCCGCGAACGATATCGCCGAAGTCTGTTTGATTACGTAGAGGCTCTGTCTTAGAAATCTGCGAAGCAAATGCACAAGCAGCTTTAGTACCAGCAACCATCATTCTACGCGGCTTCGCGTTTGAAAGAGTTGCACCAGAAGCAACTGCAGATAAACCTGCAACTGTTGCTTTAGCAGTAGTACCATGAGGTAGCAAGTTAGATACATATACAGTGAAACGATCTAACATACCAATCTTACCTGTACGAACAATACTTGACTGGTCACCAGTAAAGTACGCTTGCGCAATATCAGATTGCATCAAGATGTGACGATCATGTGGTGACATAAGTAACCAACGACCTTCTTCTGGTACGTTCTGCTCATCTAAAGCAGCTGACATACGTAGAATCATCTTCAACAGTTCGCCAGATGTAGCTTGGTTAACTGGTGCAGTATCAGAACCTAGGTTATACCCTGCTGAAATAGCACCAGCAGCGATGCCTTTATTCAGCGCAGTAGCACCTTCAGTTACAAACCACTGGAAGAAAACTTCGTTTTCAATAGCGATCTTTAATTGCTTTGCAGCATCATCAGTAAACATATTCATCAAATCAATATCAGCTTGATGAGCCAACACGTCGTTTACCTGAACACTAAAATACTTACCTTTATTAATTTGTAGGTCAGTATAAATAGGTACAGGAACTCTAGTTGTTAGCGTTGTACCCGCTCCAGCATAGTCATCAATTACTATTGACGGTGCAGTACGGATACGAATTGAATCACCTTGGTTCTTAATCTCTCCTTCCCAATCGGTATTAGAGATTTCGGACAACATGGTGTTCGCAAAAAATTTCGCATTCAGTTTGTTAGACCACAATTGTGGAATAAAACTACCCGAATACGTTGGACTGGTATCAAATGCACCAGACCCTACAACGGGAAAAATATGTGCCATTTTTCGTTCTCCTTAACATAAAAAATAAAACAGTTTGGGCTAAGGCTGCAAACGTAAATGGCTAGTTTTTAACTCTACCCTCCATGTAAGCAAGCGTTAGCTCAGCTTCAAGTTTTGCCGCATCATCATACTTACCACTAGTGTTTAGAGTGCGAATCTTATTCCAATTTCTTTCTAATTCTCCTTGAGAATAAATCTTGGCTTCTCGACCCACGCTCTTACTACTTGAGTTAGCAGAACGATTTGGCGCTACTTGCTTTTCAAGTTCTGTCTGGCGATCACTCTTGCCGTTAGCAACTGGTTCGACACTTTCACGGAATAAACCCACATAGTGAGCTACCGCTTCTGCATCTCCCGCGTTGAACGCAGCTTGAGCTTGATCTCTGCGTGGCCCCCTAGTCATAGGGTCAATTTCATTTAGCCATGCAACCCAACGTTCGTCGTTGTCGAGTTGGTCGAATCCAGGTACTAAATTATTTAGCTTCTGAGTAAAACCTACCTCTCCAACTTGGCTATCAGTAGTTGAGACTTGCGTTCGCAATTCCTCAATTACTTTTGCCTGCTGCTCAAAACGTTCCTCATATTCTTGAGAAACTTCCTTTGCAACTCGACGTTGAAAGT